TTAATTTGTGCCAGGTATTTGAAACGTATAGGCAAACGTTATTTTTTTAAAATGGTAAATCATCTTCTACTTTTTCACCTTCATATACTATATTTCCAAAATAAGTATCAAGAAATTCTCTACGATATAATTTTATTTTTCCAGTATATTTTGGATTTGAAACTTCTCTTTCTTGAATTGTTTCTTTTAATTTAACTGCAACTTCACAAACTTCTTTTCCAAGTTCGGGTCCAGCTGCTTTGCCTAAATAATCATACAAACTCATCATGTAGGGTAAATTGTTTTCTTCTGTCATAACTTTCTATTTTAATTTAAAACCATTAATTTTTCTAAACATTTTTGTATTATAAATAACATCTTCATAATTAACATCTGTAAAATTAATGTTAAAATGAGTATTCATATTTGCTGTAGGTTTAATTGTTAAACCTTGTTCTGTATATCTTATTCCTTCTAAAGCAGCCATTACAGGATTTGAGGTATCAATAGATTCTATAAATGAAAAACTATTATACCAACCAAATTCTTGAGGTACAGAACAACCTAATAAATGTACTCTATCTTTAGATGCTATAATTTTATCTTCATACATTTTTGATATAGTATATATGCGTCCTATCGCTTTAGCTAACGTTTTATTTGGTAAATTAACTAAATCAGCATACCAATCAGCACCATATGAAAATGCTATTTTTCTGTATTTTAAATCACGTAATATCGTGTAACATTCTACTGCTTCACCATATGATTTAGCCTGAACTACTGCAACGGGTGTTGTTTCTTTTGGATATTTATATTGTTTCCAGTATTTTGCATTAACTAAAGTTGCTGTTTTATCCATCCAAACATCAGGAACAATAAATTCATTAGGTTTAATTTCATTCATCCAATAAAATAAACGATCGTGATCATAAGCGTGACCTAATTCATGTAATGAATTGTCCATTACGATATATCTTCCATTCGCTTTAGCGTCATAGAAGTATTGTCGATATTGTTCATCTTCATCCATTAAGTGAGGAAGACAGTAATCGTAATCATTAAATTCAGGTGATATTGATAATAAACACCTAGGTACTTCATGTGAAATTTTCATTATGCTTGTAATTTAGCTGGTCGTCCTCTTCTAGGTTTATTAAAATAATTTGGCAATGATGAAATAGGATGACTGTATTTATTTTCTATAATATAATAAAGATCTTTTAGGGTTCCACTACATTTATCAATTTCTTCGTAAACTTGTTCTTTAGTACAACTGAAGCACTCAACAAATGCTTTAATAACTACTTCAAGTTTTTCTGCTTCATCTTTATTAAAATCATCAGTTAAACGTTTTCTACGAGATCTTAATAATGAAGTTTTTTCTACAAACATTTGCATATCCGGACGACATTGATCCCATATATCGTTCATTTCGTGTTCACACCATTCAACTTGGTATTTGTAATGTGAATAATCAAAATCACCATTTTTAATACGATCAATTAAGGGACAACGGTGATGTAATTTAGGAGATTTAACGTCGTACATTCTCCACCATCGAAAAGCATTATAATTTAATTTACGCAATTTAGATAGTTCTTTTTCTAACTGAGGTCTAGTTAAGACGGGATTATACATTTTTACCATAACCTTTATTATTTAATTGATTATTCATTTATCTAGTAAATGTACGAAGGCTCCCTTGGGGAGCCTAATTTTCGCACATTTATTTTTAAATTATTTTAAACCATACAATACACTAGTACCTGATCCTAATTGTGTTGTTGGTACATTACCTTTCCACTTCTCAATCCATTGCTGTTGTATTAACATTGGAGTTAATGTTTGTTGCCTCAATCTATTTGATTCAGCTTCAGCTCTTGCATTTGCTAGTAATGCTTCAGCATTACCATTTGCTGTTGCTACTTTGATTTTAGCTTCTGCTTCTGCTTGCTTAACTTTATTTTCGGCCATTAAAGCTGACTGTACTGCATTGTTCTTAGCATTAATAGCTTTCTTAAATGAATCTGGATAGATTAGATTTGATGTAAATTGATTTAGTATAAATCCTTCTTTCTCTAATTGTGATACTAATATTCTTCTTACTTCAACCTCAAATACTTCTCTATTTGAAATCAATCCATCTGCTGTATATTTATTTGCTGCTAATCTAAAGGCATCGTACACGGCCGTTTTTAAGAATCCTTCTTCAATTTCTGGTAGACTTCTTCTATATTTTGCAAAGATAGCTGGTACTTTATCTCTCTGTACTGAGTAATTCATAATAGGTGATACACTGAATTCAGATCCATCTTTACTATTTACAATGAATGAATTGTCTCCTTCATCTGATTTCTTATACTCTTTGTGTTGAATATAAGTTGGAAATTCATAGATCTTTGTTGACATAGGATTGTAAAATACTAATCCAGTACATTCTGTAACATCACTTACCCCTTTACCTGAACCATATAGATTCACTTTTACACCTACATGACCTGCGTCAATACGTTCACATGAGAATACTCCCACTACCAATAACACTACTAACCCTAATACTACTAAAATTCTGTTCATAACTTGTTGTTTAAATTTAATTTATAATTAATTGTTTTTATTTTGTTCTATTTCTTCTTTTTCTTCTTCTTTAAACGTAGAAAGGTATTTGTACGTATACATTCCTAAAAAACCGAATGCAATAAAAATACACGCTAAAGATACCAACCCTAAATTAAATACAAATGTATCTGATTGGTTCATTAAATAAAATGTTAAATCTAGTAACTCGGTCAACCCAGCAACCATAAGCACTATTCCAACAAGTGGAATTACTTTTTTCATATGTTTTTGTTTTAATTATTATGTGGTAAATATATGAAGGCTCCCTATGGGAGCCTAATTTTTTTGTATATACTTTTAAATTATTTTACTTGATAATTAACAAATGTTGGTTTTGTTGGTGGTTCATTTTTAAAATAAAATTTAATTGTTTTAGTTTTTGTTTTTATTATCTTAAGAAAAGCAGTTGGAATAGCAGCGCCGGTACTTACTCGTTTAGGGAGTTTATCAAATATTACTTTAACTTCAACATTTACTGGACCTTCAGCAAATGCTAATAATCTTTCATAATCTTCTAAAAGTCTCCAATGCACTCGATTTAATTTTTCATGTTGCAATGTACAGTTTAAGTATGAAAATGTTTTATATAACATTTCTTTAGTACAATTAAAATCAGCAGCAGGTGCTACATGACCTTTGTCCCATTCATTTTTTTCATAATCTTTTGCATCTGATGTTTTAACATCTTTTACAGTATAGAAATCCATTCCTTTTCTAGATGCTCCCGCTCCAGTACACATTACTTGATACTTTACCCACAAAGGCTGTTCCAATGTCTCAGAGTACATCACTTCATAAATGTCAGTTTTTACATAAACACTATCTCTTAATTGCCCAAATAATAATAGGGGAAATAATAATAATAGGCTAATAAGTTTTTGTTTCGTCGTCATTTAGGGCTGAGTTAAGTGTATTAATTTCGTTTTGAATTTTTCTTCTTCTCCATGAAGATATATTAGAATTAAGTAAGTGATATAATTGAACAAGTCGTGATTGGGCAGTTTTAACTTCTTCATCATCAATTACTCCATCTTTATTTGTATCTAAAACATTTAATTCATAATGTATTCCATCATTACCATTTTGTCCTATAATATTCATTCTTTCATCATTCTCAGCTTCATTATATAATTCATCTACTTCATCAGCTTTCATCATATCAATAATATTTTGTTTTTGTTTATGTTTTGAAATAAATTCTTTAAGATTAGCTTTTTTTTCAGGACTAAAAATATCTTCTAATTTAATCTCTTCTTGTTCTCCGTATAAATTTTCTTTATAATTTTTTTTTGGAAATGCTTGTGAAAAAGCAAAGTTAGCTGCTATTACTAAAGATATAGCTAAAGGATCAAATACAAATATAATTACTAATAAGAGATAATTAATAATCTGATCCATAGGAGTACCAGTAAGATTAGATAAATATTTTAGAGGTCCTAGTTCTCCTGCAGTATCACTATTTGTTTTAGTTTCTACTATTTTAGTATCTAATTTAAATATAGAATCATTTATAACATCTAATTTAGCTGAGATTTCGGATTGGCGAGTATTTGATCTGTCTAATTGTTTATCAAATGATTTTGTGTTTGTTGAATTTGTTGATTGAATTAATCTACCTTTTTTATCAACATATGAGGTTTTATTATTAGCTAAACCTGATTGTAATTGGGTAATACCTTGTACTAAATTAGTTTTTTCAGTATTATATAAATCTCGTTGTTGTATGAAGTTTTGTTTTTTAGTTTCCAATAATTCAACTTGAGCATCTACACTACCTGCTTTATTAGCTGTTTCTTGGTAGGCAGCAGATAAAAACCCATAAATACCCATTGAAGTAATTAAAATTAATACTACAGTAGCTATTGAAAGATAAGTTCGAAGTGCTTTGTTTATTGAACCCCAATATTGGTATAAAAGAGATGCAATAACTAATTTTGCAAATTCTAATGAACTAGCCATTACAATTACTTCTAATGAAGCTCCAGCAAATAATTTGCTTAACCCACTAACTGAATAAAATGCAGCTGAGGCTGATACTGATAAAGCAGCGAATGCTATCAGAAACGGAAATATACTTTGTTTTAATTTTGTCATGTTGATAAATATAAAAAAAGGTTGGAACTAATCCAACCTATCTTTATAATTATTCTCTTTTACCCTTATGTTTATCTAACTTATCCAATATCTGAGTAAGTAATTCGTTTTTAACTACCCCAACCATTGAAGCATTTTTTAATATGCTTATTAATTGAAATACTAAAAATGGAGCCATAATGGTTTCACTTAACCAAGCTGTACCTGTAAATCCTTTTTCTATTGTTAATATAGCTGAAAGCATTACTGTCCAAAATATAAGAGTTTTTAGAACACTTAATGCTTTAAAAGTTTTAAATCCTTCTCTTTTAACTCCAGCCCATACGCCAAAGAATCCATCAGCAAATATTACAAATGCTACTGAAAGATATTGTTCGATGTTATTTGCTGTTAGATTCATAAAGTATGAACCTATAAATGCGCACGCTGTTGTCAATGATAATGTAATTAAAAGTGAAGTTTTCATCTTGTATTTTATTATTTAACGTATTCGTAATACTTTTTAGTTTTTTGGTTTCTATCCTCTAACCCGTGAGTACCACCGTTAATTCTTTTTGTAAGAGCTAGTATTGCTGCATCATTAATTCCTTGATCACAAATTGACCACAATTTATTTTTATCAAAGAAAAACATTGCTGATTCAAATGAATAAGTTGTTGCTACTAAATCAGGGTTGGTCATAATCTCTGGTTTTTTCAAATAATCTGAAAATGCTTTATAATTATCTTTTCCAGTTAATTGTAAAGCACCTCTACCTCTGTATTTCCAACCGTCTCCTGATTTTTCATCACCGTTACCCATTCTAGATGCGTAAACTCTATTGGCAATCTTTTCTGGTTGACGAGCGTAAGACTCTTCTAAGTTACCTGGAAAGTATTTTCCAAAGATACCTTGAAGTCCTTGTGCTGAATAGTTTAAATTTTCAGAGAATGCTTTAAAACCACCTGTTTCGTGAGCTGTTTGTGCAAAAAAATGTGCTGCTCTTACAGGAGTTAATTTATAAAACTCCATTGCTTTTTTCATAGTACCAGGACCAAATGCTCCATCTGCTGCTACTCCTATTTTTTCTTGTAAACTTTTTAAACTCATAATTATTCTTCGTTATTTGTTTTACCACCATTTTTCATTGCTGCAAATTTTTCTAATACATCTGGAAGAAATGAACCTAATGTGATGTACATAAATGCGTCAAAGATGTACTCGTTTAATTCTAATGCTTTACCCATATAACCTGTTACAAGGTCTACTACAATGGCAATTACCATTACCATAAATGACATAAATCCAATTACAACTTTTTCATTGTAATCATTTGATTTTTTAAAAATACTGAAAAATCCCATATTATATTTGTTTTTAAGTTAAAAATAAATAACTAATTAGATATAACAATACTTTGTTATACGTATTAAGATTTTATTTCATCAACTGCTTCTATTAAAGCCTTTTTAACAGCTCCTGAGAATGCAGTCTTATTAAATGGTAAATTATCGTCGTTCAAATCTAAAAAAGTTGATTGAACTGTTACGTTTGCTTCTCCTTGACCCCAGTATTCCTCTTTTCCTATTATAAGTCTTAATTTTATAATAGTAATTTTTTTAGTTTTAGAGAATGGTCCTAAAGATGTATTTGTGGAAGGTGCTTCAACTGATAATACTTCTACTTCAACTGGAGTTCCATCTTCACATATATCATATTTTTCAGATAGAATTTCTTCGGTCATTTGTTTAATACCGAATACAACTCTTTCTTTTTTCATTTCTGGTGCTTCAACTTGTG